TTTGGTAAACTTCTAGATGAAGTTCTAGAAGGCATGGATTATGTACCAGGTAAGATTGTATGAAACTAACTCAAGAAATGATTGATAAGATCCAGAGTCTTATGAATCATACCAAGAAAGATGGTACTGAGAACTGGAAAGATGGTGATCAAATTGAATTCAATCTTGCAGGAACTTTTGCTGCTGATAAATTTATTGTCATAGCAAACGCATCTAAAAAACCTTGGGTTCCTGCTGAACCACATCCAAGGTACGACTACGAAAAAAAGGAATGGAAAAAAGATGAGGGTTGATCGTCACCATGACCCTGTGACTGATTTAGAAAATTCTATCATTCACGAACTAGAGGGCATCACTACCCAACTGGGTGGTACTATGAGCAGACTTACCAGAGTAAATTCTATGGGAAGATCATGCAAAGTCATAGAAATTGAATACGATGTGGAGGGTTAATCATGCCAGTATACAGAGAATACAAAGTTAAAATCAATCTAAACGAATTGATTGAAAAGAGAATCCCATGTTGTGATCTATTACATCCTGATCATTGCTTGACAGAGAAACAGGTTGCTGAGATTGCACATGATATTAATATGGATCTAGATCTACAGTCTGTCTATAAGCAGGTAGATGATCATATCCTACGCTATGTTACCGCAGCAGGAATTAATAATGATGATCATTGGGTTGAAGAAAAATTAAAACATCCTCACGACTAATGTTTGGTATGATATTATTGTGGTCTGCTATACCATTTGTGATAGCGACTATATATGCAGGAACCAAAGGTGGATATTATGACTCAGATGACTATGACGGAAACGGAACCGCTCACTAGACGCATCGTTATCTTCGGTGCAACTGGAGATCTATGTAAAAGAAAACTTATTCCAGCACTTTATAAACTATGGTGTAAACATCTTTTACCACACAATATTTTAATTGTAGGGGCATCTCGTAGAGAGCATACTAAAGAATCTTGGTTAGAACATCTTGGAGATTATCCTGAAGAGTTTTGTCATTGGATGGACTTTGTTTCATGTGATCTTGACTGCCAAGATAGTTTGATGAAACTACATGATGACAGTGCAGACACAACATACTTCTTATCTGTTCCTCCAGAGAGATACGAAAATGCTATCATCAATCTTAAAGAAGCTGGGTTCATGGACAACCCAGACCGATCGCGTATTGTTATTGAGAAACCCTTTGGGCACGATTTTGAATCTGCTAATCATCTACAGTCTGTGGTGGAGCGATATCTACGCGAGAAACAAGTATATCGCATTGACCATTATCTTGGTAAAGATACTGTTAATAATATCCTTGCCACTCGTTTTAGTAATACACTTCTTGAACCACTATGGAACCGTCAGTACATAGAGGAGATTCAGATCTTTGCTTCTGAAACTATCGGATGTGAAGGTAGAGCACAATACTATGATCACTCTGGTGCTGTCAGAGATATGCTGCAGAACCATGTGTTACAGGTTCTTGCTCTTATTGCCATGGAAGCACCATGTAAAATGAATGCTAGGGAATTAAGACGTGAGAAGACAAAAGTGCTCGCAGCGACTAGACTAGGAACGAACCTTATTCTAGGACAATATGAATCCTATCGTACTGAAGACGGTGTTAGTCCTCAGTCTCACACTCCTACCTATTTTGCTGGTTCTCTCTTCGTTGATAACTGGCGTTGGGAAGGAGTTCCTTTTAACGTCATGACTGGTAAGAAACTACCTTATCAGTGTGTAGAGGTGGTAATTAAAATGAAGGCACCACCTCAGCAATTATTTGATGGGCATGAGTATAACGATAGAATTGTTATGCGCTTGCAACCTAGTCCTCATCTTGATATTCGTATTGATATCAAATCTCCTGGTCTCAATGATGAGGTAGAAACAGCAACACTCACCCACGCATACCCACAAGACAGAGCAATTGATGGTTATGAAAAACTTCTATATGATGCTCTGCACAGTGATCAATCACACTTCGTTCACTCTGAAGAAGTAATGGAGTCTTGGAGAATCGTGGAAGATCTTCTGTGTACTGGAGAGAGTTGTCCAGTCCGCACGGTTCCATATATCTACACTGGTGGATGGGGACCTGAATACAAATCACAATTTATAACCAATTGGGATTACCCTAAATAATCTCAGCATTAGATTATTGTTTTGATTGACTATGAAAATCCTTGGTACTTCATGGAATGCCCTTTTAGTGGGGATCTTATTCGGGATAACTACGGTTTTGTTTATAAAATTACCAATCTCATCAACAAACGATGCTACGTTGGGAGAAAATATTTTTGGCAACACAGAACACCAAAAGGAAAAAAACGAAAAGTTAAATCGGAGAGCGACTGGAAGAAATACTATGGAAGTTGTCCAGAATTAAAAGATGATCTAAAAATATTCGGTAAACACAACTTCAAAAGAGAAATTTTATCACTACATAGTACGAAGGGTCAATGCAATTATGAAGAGACCCGACAATTATTCAAACACAATGTACTTACGGAGGCAATGGAAGATGGAACCCCGCTCTACTACAACTCTAACATCCTTGGCAGGTACATGCGTAAAGACTATTTTCAGAAAGATGCTTGACTAGTACCCCACCTCCTGCTATACTAAGAGAGTTCTTGAGGGACAGGCATGACCGACTTCCAATCCGATTTTGAAATCAACCACGTTCACGTTGAACTGGATATGTTGATTGACCAACTACATGAACACGTTTGCAACGGTTCTATGCAGGATGGTTTCGTAGTGTCTGACCGTATTCATGAACTGACTCACATGGTCCAGTAGCTCAGCGGAAAGAGCAACTGCCTTCTAAGCAGTTGGCCATAGGTTCAAATCCTATCTGGATCGTTGTCCGTCAGGACAAGTCCACATCGCTAAAGAGATATGACTACTAAACAGAAGTTTTCATCCGTCCTAGATATTCTTTACCAAGCAGTAACTGGTGACGTAGCACTTGACTCCGAGTATCCTGTAATCTTCACAAACCTTTTTAAGTTTTATGAGGATAAAGGAGTACAATTCTGGGGGGATGTGGATGAGGATTATGCCATCCTCATAGACAAACTGGCACTTGATCTAAACTAACATTATGGCACTTGAAGTTCTCCTAGAGCGTTATCCATACCGCTACGTTCAGTGCGGTACGCTTGAAATTAATGGTAAACCTGATTATCGTATCCAGAAGTTCAACGACTGGACACAACGATATAAGGACATGTATCTTCTTGACAACTCTATCCAACTGGATTACGTCATGGAGGACTTTGAGTACACTAAGTGGTTAGATCCTGATCCTGAAGTAGGATCATACCGTTCTTATAACTGACAAATCATGTCTAAGTATTCCGAAGCAGAAATTGCTGCACGAGATGCCGTAATTCAGGCACTCTATGATAACGTTCCCCAGAACACATTGACCGAATTGTGGCGACACTACCTTGGATTGCGTACTATCGCTGAGGAACGACCCAAAACCTTCCCAATCTCATCTGAGTCCAATGTAGACTTGGACAATTTAATCGTCGGTAATGGGTTAGACTACCCCTATAATTTTGCTGATAATCCAGTCGCTGCAGGGACAGTTGATTTTACTGGTTCGGATGGTACAGATACTATCTCACTAACTCTCTAAATAAAAATGTCTTTGCCATTAGACTTAAAACTAGATGGTTGTCAGCGCGACAGCGAAACATAATTCTAGAGGGGGTCGCAAGATCCCCTTTAATAATATCATGACAGAAAATTTTATTAGGTCTTATTCAAACGCACTACCAGATTCGTTACTCAAGACTCTGCTTCAAATGATTGATCAGCAAGTCATGTATTCGCCCAATGCAAATACACGATCTGATAAATTTAGAAGAGATAAGCAAATTGCAATTGATCCTTATTGGCCTGGAGTCGCAGAGGATGTTAATCAAGCGTTGGTGCAAAAACTTGCTGAGTATATGGATGACTTTCCATATCTACAGGATCAAGGACAAGACTGGTGGTCAGGAACTTGTATCTTACAGAAGACTGAACCCATGGAAGGGTATCATGTATTTCATGCAGAGAATGCAGCATGGTTGAATAGACAGAGAGTTCTTGCATGGATGATTTATCTTAATGATGTAGAAGAAGGAGGAGAGACAGAATTTTTATATCAGAAGTTGAGAATAAAACCAAAGAAAAATACTCTACTAATTTGGCCAGGATCTTTCACACATTTACACCGTGGTAACCCACCGATGAGTACCAAATACGTTCTGACAGGATGGTTCTCACCGATGCAGGGTATGTCAAAGTTCAAGGTAACTGAACCGAACTAATATCAGCAATAAGAAATACTTATCAGAAAGGGGGTTGACAACCCCTTTATTTTTGCTATATAATGTAACAGTTCTTCACAAAACTAAACATGACTGTAACAACTGAACAAGGCGGAAGACAAAACATGTTCGCAAAGGAACCTCCAATGCGTGTCATGGACGTATCTGTAACTCACAATGAAATTGCTGAGAAACTTAATGGACGTTTAGCCATGCTTGGTATTGTAAGTGCCTTGATTTCTTACGGATTTACTGGTAAAATGTTCTTTGGAATGTTCTAACTGACTTATGCAGGAAATCCCTGATACAATTTTTCATTACAGAATTGATGACAACTGGGTTGACAGATCTGTTACAGATCTGTTTCAAGGAAAGAGAGCAGTAGTATTTTCACTACCTGGTGCATTTACTACCATCTGTTCTACGAAACAACTTCCTAGTTTTGAAGAAGCATACGATGAGTTTATCTCTCTTGGTATTGATGAAGTCTATTGTATCTCTGTTAATGATTCATTCGTAATGAATGCTTGGTTCAAAGATCAAGGAATTAAAAAAGTGAAAGCAATCCCTGATGGGAATGCATTCTTCACTGGTCAAATGAATCAACTTGTTCTTAAGAACAACTTAGGTTTTGGTTTTAGATCATGGCGATACGCTATGGTGGTCAACGACACAATCATTGAACAACTCTGGGAAGAACCAGGTAAGATTGATGATGCTGAAGATGATCCTTATACCACAACCGACCCTCAAACCGTACTCTCATACCTTAAAGAAAATGACACCTGAAGCAGAAAAGTTTAATGGTTGGGCAGCAATGCTTGGCTTCGTTGCAGCAGTAGGCGCTTATGCAACTACAGGACAAATCATTCCTGGCATCTTCTAATGAAAGAAATTGAAAAAGAAAAGATTGTTGCTGAGAAATTAAATGGCAGACTTGCCATGCTTGGCATCATCGCTGGTCTAGGAGCATACCTAACCACAGGTCAAATCATTCCTGGTTTTGTATAATGAATAGAAAACCAGTGCCCTTAAGATTTGTGCCATACATTTTTGCGATGGCGCTGGCATCTAGCACAATTACTAGTTCCTTCGGATTAATCTAAATGTACGTTGATCAATCAACATGGATTCAGACTATGCTGTTTCCGTTTATGCCTGTCATATGCGTGTTCATAGTCAGTATTATCATGCTTGGTGATCTTCCATGGAAAGATGACGATGATGATGACGATGGTGGAGGAGGACTAATGCAACCTGTCTATAACTATCTACCACAAGGAACATAATGTCCCATCTATTTTTTACAACACTCATAGCAGCATATCTGTTTACAGGTA